ATGGACGTGAGCTGCTTGACAAAGTTGCTGGGGATATGTGTTGAACCTGCGTCAACCAATGGTAACGCGCAGATTTTTGGCATTGCGGATTTCTTGGCGACGGTCGCGATCTTCGTCGTCGCCTACAGTCTATCTGATGCAAAATATAAGTTTCGAAGTGCGGTGTCGTCTGTTCCGTATCGGCTAGTTTTATTTTATGCGACGGTTGCTGGCGGCATAGGCCTCCTGCTTTCAAATTTGTGGTTTGCTGTAGAGCTTCCAATTCCAAGAGCCATCAACGACCCATTTATTTTTCAGATAACTATTGCGGCTCTTTTGATAAGCGTTTTGTGTATCTGGATGTCTCGGAGTTTCGTTTACCCACCGCGATTTAGTAAGCGAAATGCGATACCGTTTGCCACAGAAGTCTTCCACGGGATCGCAGATGGTGACGAAGCTCAACTTCACGCATGCGCTTATGAAGTCGGGCGTTCGGTTGAAACACTGGTGCGAGAGGCGTCTCGGCGAGAAGTGCGTAGAGCATTAATGAAAGGTGGGTTTGAGCACCATATCCCCGAAACCGCCCACGTCGCCTCAGACATCTTGTCTTTAATTGGTGATCGTCGTTTCTGCCGCCTGGTGGCACGTCGAATGCCTTGGGTTGCGGCGGAAATATTTCGAACTGCTGCGCAGGACGCGATTGATGTGAGGCCCTTAGCGCAATTCTCCCGAAACGTATCCGCCGAATTTTTTGCCGATGTTGAGTCTGCCATTCACCACGAAGATGACGAGTTCTACTCGGGCCTGATCGGGCACTTGAAACCCGTTTCATCAGCAATGTTTGGGAACTCGGTGCTTATTGAAAAGCTCTCACACGTTGGTGGCTCGCCGCTTCAACTTCTTTTTATGGGTCACGGGGAATGGACCTTAACCAGCTGGAAAACATATCATAAGGCAGTTTTACTTTACCTCGGTGACAGACTGAAAAGAGATAGAAGTACTTACGTTAGCACTGCTATGTATCAAATATTTTCAGGGTACCGACATTTAGGAAATGACATTCGTTCAGTGAACGATATGAGCGACGCGGCCTACGTTCAGTCGTTGCCATATCGCAAATTTAACGAACTCGTCAGCTTCGTCAGAGACGCCGTCGAACTGTTGAATCAGCATCAGGTGGTCGCGGATCGTTTTCCATCAAAGCATAATGGTAGATTCTCACCCGTAGACATTTACGACCACCTCTCAAAAATTGCCCTTGATCTTTTTGCATGCGCGGGGGCTGTCAATGCACCAGATTTCCGCAGCTGGACCATTCATTACAATACACTGTGGTATGAGTTGTTATCCGAATTCAACCACACTAATGCTCAAAATATTTTTCGGAAGCGGCTGCAACGCGTTATCTGGGACAAGGTGAGCGACATGTCTCGTATTCCAGATTATCAAGGCGCTCAGATCCTTTGTGTTTGCCTGAATGTGCTCGGCTTTCGTATGGATCACAAAGTCTACTCGCCGGATGGCACAATGGCGTTGAAAAGGCTCATCACGAGATGGGCGCGCGAGAATTTCCTTACATTGTATGCGGACTATCCTGTCGTGGCGGAATCCTGCATCGGGGGCACGATTACGTTTGATAAAGTGGAAAATCGGCTCGTGAAGACCTACAGTGCCATGTTTGGCACGGAACCAGCTCGCGAGTACTTGGATTTGGACCCGCCCCGTGTAAAGTCGCCATCAAACAGGCGTGACGCCTAACTAATCAGAGTTTTCGGTGTTCATTTATTTTTCTGATCATCTCTCTTGTCGCCGAATTCCGGCCTACGTAGCGGCGGATAATCCGCTCAACCGCGTCCTCTTCCCAAGCCATAATTTCAGCGATGACACGAACGGATAGTCCGGCATTGTAGAACTTGGTTGCGGCTGTCCCGCGCAGGTCATGAAAGTGCAGATCGCGCTCGAGCATGCTGTTGCGCTCTTTGGCGCGCCAGAACATCGTGTTGAGGCCGTTCTGCTTCCACGGCTTTTTTTTGGTGCTGGTGAGGATGACAGGCGACCGCTTCGGAATTCGCGCAAGTACCTCATTCAAGGCGTCGTAGCGGGGAATGATCGCTTCGCGCTTTTGTTTGCTCTTGCCGGTCGAAATGATGATGGCGTCCTCGCCAACATGGGACCATGAGAGTTTAAGCAGGTCGCCAACGCGCAGGCCCGTATGCGCCGCGAGGTCTATCACCCACATCACCTCTTGCGAACAACCCGCCTTGACCTGGGCAATATCGCTGTCGGTCCAGATGATCTCGGATCGGTCGCTGGTGTAAAGGTGCTTGATGCCCTCGGCAGGGTTTGAATTGAGTTTACCCATGGGATCAACGCCATGTGACAGGATGCGGGAAAGAACCTGCATTCCGGTATCAGCTGCGCGCGGCGTGTCGCTGTACTGCCCGCGCCACTGGCGAATGCGCGGCCTGATCTTCTCGGCCCTGTTGAACTGAGAGATACTTAAATCCCCAAAATGCGTTGAAATCCGATCTATCCAAGGCGTCCAGACGCGCTTGGTGGAATCGGCAATCTTTTTGAATTCTGTTGCTTTGTAGTGGGTTATGATAGAGCGGAATTTCCCGCTTTCTGGTTCGGTACGGCTGGCAACGGCCTCGTTATAGGATGCCATGAACGCTGGTGTACCGGGTTCGCCTATGAGCCTTGGGCCGCCGCGCCAAGCATAGTAGTACATACTGCCCTTGGCCTTTACGGTGTGGATGCCTTTAAGCTCAACTGTAACCATGCTTTTTATCAAACTCTGCCAGTTCGCGGTCTAGATCGGTCTCGTCGCTCTGCGGCGCTGGTGTAAAATGCCACCGAAACGTGCCATCTGGCAATGTGTCTAATGCAGTCGGTGTCATGCCGCTCTTTTTGAGCGCTTCAAGCGTAGCGTTCACGTCTCTGACGCGGAGTGTAGGGCGGCGGTTCTTTCTGGTTTGCGGGTTTGCGGCTGTCATGGTGTAACCTCTTCGCAGCGCATGCGCCTTGCTTCCTCGCGCCGCATCGCATTGCGTTTGCGCGTCACCATTTCCAAATGATCAGGGTTGGGGTTAACGCAAAGTCGATTGCGGCATTTGTGATCAAGTTCTTTTTTGCCGGGAATGTAGCCGTGCTCATTGGTCCACATGGCGATATGGACGGCGACTGTTTGCCCGCCCAACGACATTCGCGGATAGCCAGCGCCACGCCCTTCCTTGCCGGAATTAGGTCCGGTCCAAATCCAGCAACCTGTTTTCGGGTCGATCTGAACGCGGCTCATGATTTTATCAAAGATGGACTGGCGGCGGGTCAAGGTTCTGGTCTTTTCCGGATTGAACGTCACGTGGGGTGAAAAAGCGGCAAGCTGGCGCGTGAGGCGGCACCTTGCGGTTTGATTTATTCATCATGGGCTTGTTGCAGAGCGCGTCCTTGCGCCCGGCTGGGTTCTCTTTGTGCCGGGCGCTATATCGCCCTGGCTCAATCGGCGTTTGCTGAACTTCGCCATTGATCTTGACGCGCTTCCATAGGTGCCAGAATGCGCATTGCGAGCACGTTGCATCGGTCGGGCCGGTGCCAGCGATATGAGCCTGTCCAAGATGCGTTGCAGCAATCGCAGAATGCGATCCGTCATCCGTGAGGCGCGGCGAAACCTTGAGCGTGACCATGCCAAGCCTCTCAAACCGCTATATCGAGCGTGTTGGGGGGGGGCTTGCCGGTCATGCGTATTTCTCCATGTCGGTAAGCATCGAGACACGCGGCAAGGATATTGGGCCGTGCTGTCCGTGAAGCTGCATAACCCTACGGGCGCTTCTCGGGCGTGGCTGGCTGTCCTTCGGCGGTGTGAGGCCCAAATCTTTCAGGCGCTTGCGGGTGTGGTCGCCAGTCACGCCAAAGCGCTCGGCAATCTGGTTGCTGCCGTGACCTTCACGAACAAGGTTCGCAAGCTCTTCGGCGCTTGGCAGCTTTCCGGGATGAACCGGGATTGAGCGGCCAACCATCATAGGCCACCCATGGCAATGAGCGCAGACAGCAGCGCAGCGATGCAGACGCCGACAATGGTTTGCAGCATGCGGATTTGATGGATGGTCGGTGGTATTTCAATCATAGGGGAAATGCGGAACATGGTTCGTTCTCCGTTCAACCGTTCGGGAAGCCGCCTCGGTTGAGGCGGAAACCGGAGCGGATGAAGGTCAGGCCGCTATGGGGTCGGCCTTGCGATAAGCGACCGTGCGGGCCTCTTCGCTGTAGGTTTTGATTTCTGCGCGGGTAAAGCGGTTGGCTAGCTGCTCTTCTGTGCAGCCTTCGCCAAGGTCCAGCATGGTATCTGCCATGCTGCTGATGATCTTTAATTCGTCCTGTGTGCGTTCCTGCATGCCTGTCTCCATCGCGTTTGAGGGAGCCGGACGGGTGTGGACCTTTTGCTGGAGGATGCCGCCCGGCTGATCCCACGCCGCTTTTTGGCCTGGGACGAATTGGAAATTAAATCCAATTAACTGCGCGGTCAAGATCGTTATGGAAATAAAATCCAGCTCAATAAAACGACTCGACTCTCACGGTCTTTTCGACAAAATGAGAACTAAAGGAGAACAAAATGGGATGCCCGCAAGTTCGATATCGCGCTTTCACCCTGTTTTTAAGGTGTGAAAACTGCCTTAGGGATAGTTCCAAGGTAGTGGAAGTGCCACCCGGCGATGACTCTCCGACATGCGCGGATGAGCTTCTTGAGAGCGGGTTTCTGGCTAATACTACATTTAACTGCGGCCCGTGTGGGGCCACGATAGCGCAGCTTATCGGCATTAAGGAGTGAGTTATGAAGCAAAGTGAGGTGTTGGAATTTGTGGTCGTGCCGCCGTATCACAAGAGACACGAGATTGCCGCGTCTGAGGCATCATTCACGGACTTTTTGCGGAGACGGTTTAGAGGGTACACCTTCAAGATCGCTGGCATTGCGCCAGTGGGTGACGAAGACGCGTTCCACGCAATCCCAATAATGAACTTTACCGACGATGAAGGGACGATGAGGATGTGCGAGCCTGTTCAGCCGTGGGTGCTGAGAGAAATCGAAGATGCCTGCGCGGAGTTTGCAGGTAACAAAAAACTCCACCTGGCCTCTTAGAGGGCAATGTCGTTTATCACCCTACGTGTGATGCCAATGATCTCCACTTGTGTGCCGTCATCCGCATCGTGATCGCGCGTAATAACAATTGGTTTATGGCGGGCGTTGGAAGAGCGCGGGTGAAACTCGGTTCTGTCTTGGTATATTTCAAGCTGCTTCACAGACCATTCGCGCGTTTGTCCCCCATCTCGTGACCGCTCGACGACAACAACCATGCCATCCCGCAGCACGATTTCATGGGCTATGTCTTCGAAAGAAACCGCAACTATCCTGTCACCCTCAAGGATGGGTCTGGGCTTTAGTTCGTTCATTGAGTCGCCAGACACGTCGAATATCATCTGTCTAGCATTAGGGAAGCGCTCATCTCGCGGTAAAGAAACCAGCTCCATCTGGCTCTGGTCGAATGCATCTACCTCGCGGAATGTTCCGGCTTCAACTTTCCCTACAACTGCCACCGACATCAGGGGGCTGGATGTGACTCTCAGATTTTGTTCGGAAGAATCTGTTATGCCATCTCTTAGCCAGAACAGAGACACGCCTAGTGTCTTGGCAAGGGTCGGAAGCGTATTGCCGCGCGGCTGTTCGATATCGCCCCGCATGTATTTGTTAATGTTATCGTAAGGGATGCCGGATCGGTCGGAGAGCTGCTTTTTCGACCAGCCCTTTTCATCTACCGCCTGCTGTAGTCTCTGCCACCATTTCATGTATGCCATCATAAAGCCGGAGTTATTTTCCGTTTTGGATTTTCGCTGCCTTGAAAATGGATTTTAAATCCATTACAGCTTCAGTCATGGAAGCAACTTCGACTCTCACTGTTTCGGAAATCATTGGTCGCGCAGGCGGGCCAAGAGCGATTGCTGACGCCAGTCAGCAAAGTCGAGAGCCGTTTTCTAAAGACGCTGTCTATAAGTGGGCGAAGGGTGGCATCCCAGATCGACATTGGCCGATCATAATTGCTCTGACGGGTTTGAAGGTCGCGCAGATTTATGAGGCTAATGTCGCCGCACGGGGCGTCACATTTCCGATGCCTGTTCTGGAGGCCGTAGAATGAGCGGCCTCTTTTTCGTATCGCGCGGGGACTCCTCCCAGCCCGCTGCGACCCGCGCCGGATCGGTTGCGATGCCATATTCCGGCGCGGGTAACTCTCGTTTTGCATGCGGGCCTCCTGTTTCGCGTTGATGGTCCTTTCTACGGCTGACTGATCTGCCGTTCACCGAATCCTTTTCCGATTTTCTTTCCTTGACTCACTTTCAGGGGTGTTTCCGTGCGCACTATTTCCGATGAAGAACGACGCGAACTGAAAAGCGCGACAGAGACAAGCTACAAGTTGGGTGGGGGCGTCACCGACTTCCCGCATCTTACGCGCGTCAATGTTTCGACGCTCTCGAAGTACGCCAGCTTCAACGACGAAAATCAGGAAAACTTTATTCCGATTGATATCGCAATCGAGGCAGACCGCCGCGCGAAAAGCCCGATTGTCGTGAGCGCCATGGCACGGAAGCTTGGCTACCGGCTGGTTGTCGATGATGAATTGCAGCAAGAGCGCCGCGCCATCAATGATGCCGACATGATGGACCTGATGTCGGAATTTGCCGATGTCATCAAGGTTGTGCAGGACGCCAAGGCCAACAATACGCTTGGCACCGCCGCCGTCGCAAAGCGCATCACCAAAGAGGTTCACGAGCTTATCAGGGAACTGAAAGAGCTTGTCGTTAACGCCAAGGAGGGTGGCGCGCGATGAACGTAGCAACCTCTCAAGTTGAAAGCTTCGATGTCCGCATGTCCCGGTTTGATGCGTTGCCGCCAGTCGTTCGCGAAGTCATCAACTCGGCTTCATTTGAATTTCACCCTGGCCTGGCGGAACGACTTTTGCGGCGCGGCGCATCGGCTACCCGGTGTGCGGAACGTATTATCACCACTGATCGCGGGCTTTCCGTTCGGAAAGGTGGTGCGCAATGACCTCCCAAACCCTGCCGCTGCCAAAAGAACAAGGTCTTTCCATTGTTGCCGCCGCTGTTCGCGATGGTGAGTACCGCTGTGCCACTCCAAATGAAGTGATTGCCGCCTGCAAGGCCATGGCTCAACGCTATCTGACACGCGATGCAAAAGACGGAAACCTGTTTCGGCCCGGCGTCAACGCCATCGACATGATGGACCGGGCGCGCGCGCTCGGAAAGCTGCCGGAAGCAGACGCAGCAAGTCTGCCGGAACGCAAGGTGGCGACGGTTCGTGATCCGCAGACTGTCGATGCCGGAAACCGCTTGCGCAATTTGGATGAAGGCACCGTTCTGGCGCTGATGGAATCTTTCAAGGCTTACAGCCAGCAACAGCCCATCGTCGTGTACGGCAAAGAGACTGATGCAGTTGTTCGCCTCGGCGCAGGTGGTCACCGACTGGAAGCCTGCCGTCGCCTCGGCATCAAGGTTCTTTGCTTCCATGCAGGCGGCGATGAGCTGGACCGTCAGCTTTGCGAGATTGACGAAAACCTAATTCGTGCCGACCTGACACCGTCCGACAAGGCGCTGTTTCTGGCGCGGCGCAAGGAAATCTATCTGATCAAGCACCCGGAAACGGCGAGGGGTGCTGCGCAAGCGAACGCATCGAATGCGGCGCAAGGACGTGGCGGACAAATTGTCCGTGACGTCAAAACCTTTACGGCGGCGACGGCGCAAGCAACGGGGCAGGACGAACGCACCATTCGTCGTGATGTCGAGCGGGGCGAGAAGATTTCTGTCGCTGCCATTCAAATGCTGCGCGGGACTATCCACGACAAGGGTGTGACGCTCGACAAGCTCAAGAAGTTGGAAACGCCAGAATCGCAATTGATTTTCGCGCGTGAACTCATCGCTTCAGACAGGGCAAGGCGAGCAGAAACGAAGGAAATGCGCACGGCGCAACAGGCCAGCAACCGCGAATCGCGATTGCGGATGGTGAACCTCATTTCAGAACATGGCCGCAAAGCTGGAGGTGACATGCCGCGCGCGGCCTATCCTATCGGCTATGCAGACCCGGCATGGCCACAAGAAGCGTGGAGCGAGGAAACCGGGCAGGACAAGGGTCTGCGATATCCGTCGATGACGGTTGAGGACATCAAGGCACTATGCGCAGGCGATAATTCGCCCTTCACGCGCGATGCGGTTCTTCTGCTTTGGGTGACCGCCAATCGCCTGCCGGATGGCATCGCAGTGCTTGAAGCCTGGGGCTTCGAATTTGTTACATCTTGGGTCTGGGACAAGGTCAACATCGGCATGGGTCGTTGGTCGCGCGACCGGCACGAAATTTTGCTGATAGGAAAGCGCGGCAAAATCTCTCTGGCTCCTCTGCCTGGGACGCAGCCGCCAAGCCTCTATGCCGAAGCGAAGACGGAACACAGCCGCAAGCCTGTCTGGTATGCAGAACAGATTGACCGGCTGTGGCCGGGGCTGCGCAAGATAGAACTTTTTCAGCGGAAGGAAAGTCTAGCTGAAGGCGATGTCCGCCTGAATGGCCTGTGGGATTTTTGGGGCAATCAGGCCGGATCACCGGAAAGCGAGGCGACATGATGTATGTCTCTCGCGCTCCCGAGATTGATGCGTTGATTGCCCATGATTGCCCTGTCGCCATCGGCGTTTCAGGCGGCAAGGACAGCCAAGCGGCGGCTTTGGCGACTTTCCAGTATCTTGACGCCATCGGCCATGCTGGCCCTCGCATTCTTATCCATGCCGATCTCGGATTGGTTGAGTGGAACGACAGTCTTCCGATTTGCGAAGAACTCGCAGACCATCTGCGGTGTGATCTCATCGTAGTGCGGCGCAAGGCCGGTGGGCTGATGGAACGCTGGGAAAGCCGTTGGGTATCCAGCAAAGTTCGTTATGAACTGCTTTCAACGGTTACGCTTGTGCCGTGCTGGTCAACGCCGGACATGCGGTTCTGCACTTCGGAACTTAAAACGCATGTCATCATAGCTGATCTTAAAAAGCGTTATCCAGATCAGGAAATCATCAACGTAACAGGCATTCGCCGCGCCGAAAGTCGCAACCGTTCGCGGATGGCGATTTGCGACGGTGATGCGAAAAGCAGGGTCTGGAACTGGCGTCCTATTCTCGACTGGAGCGAAGAGGAAGTCTTTGCCGCCATCGATGCCAGCGGTTTACGTCCGCATCCTGCGTATCGTGAGTTTGGCATGGGGCGCGTGTCCTGCCGCTACTGCATCATGTCGAATGTATCGGATTTTGCGGCAGCTTCCGCTCAACCTGAAAGCCACGATCTGTATCGCCGTATGGTGGCGCTTGAGGCAGATAGCGGTTTCGCATTCCAGGGTGCGCGCTGGCTTGGCGATGTCGCACCCCAGCTGCTCGACGGTGATCTTTCTAAACGGCTGGCGTCCGCCAAGCGGCTCGCTGTGATCCGGCGCGAACTTGAGGCGCATATCACGCCCGAAATGAAATACGTCAAAGGCTGGCCCTTACGCATGCTGACGAATGATGAGGCCGAACGGCTTTCATTCATCCGGCGCAACGTGGCTGGCCTCTACGGCTTTGAAAGCTCGGTTCTCTACCCCGACGAAATTCACGCTCGCTACGCCGATCTTCTGGACGAGAAATCTAGGAAGGTCGCCGCATGACGACAGGGGCGCAGGGGGCGCGGGACCGGGAAAAAGCGCGGGTTTCCAGATTGATCGATATTGCCAACCGTTGCCATGGCGACCGTTGGGAAATCGATTTCGATGGACAGCAGACGAATATCATCGCCAAGCGGTCATCTGGTGAGCAAGACGTGATCTGCACCATATCAGGGACAGCATTGCCGGAAGAAATCGAGATGATCAGCGGCGCGTTGCAAAACGTGGTGATGTTCCTCGATATTCGCCGTCGCGCCATCATGGCTTTGAAACAGAACCAGCCAACGCAGGGCGCGCAACAGGCGAGCCGCATGCGGGACGGTGACTTTGCCGCCAACGCGGCGATCTTGTGCGCAGAGCCTCTGTTTCAGCGGTTCCTTGAGCGGCGGGATCGCGACGGCTCTGCCATCCACAACAAGGAACAAGCCGACGCCGTTTTAAAGCGGCTGATCGGCATGACCTCCAAGAAACAACTTAACACTCAAGAGCCGGCGCAGACGGCGTTTATCGATCTGCGGGCCGACTTCGACATATGGAAAAGGGGGCAGGCATGACGGGGATGCTGCCAATTATCGAGTTATTGGAAGACTGTGAGACGGACGCGAAGCGGGCGCAATGGTTGTTGCAGGTGCCAAGCTTCGTCTTCTATCGCAGCCAGATGGATATTCGTCGCGTGTTGCGCGCGGCGGGCTTCCTCAAGGGTGTCGAGCTTCTGGAGATGGAGTTTACGCTGCTCGTCGCTACGCGTGGCGCGGACGGACAGCCACCTGCGGAAGTGGTCACAAATTTGAATGCGATGCGCGCCTTCATGCGAACGCTGGTGCGGAAAGGCGGTTTGGTATGAGCGAACCTACCATTCGGCGTGGGGTGCGCAATGCGCGCTATACCACCCTTCCCAACCATGTGTTCGAGGACACACGTCTGTCGATGGATGCGCGCTGGCTGCTGGGCTATCTTCTTTCGAAGCCAGACAACTGGACCGTTGTCGTCGGCGACATCATCAAAAAGGGCAATTGCGGGCGGGACAAGGCCCGCAAAATGATCGCGGAACTGGTTGATATTGGTTACGCGGAACGCGAACAGACGCGCGAAGATGGCCGTTTCAGCGCCACTGCCTTGGTTATTTTCGATGAGCCTCGCAGCGAAGGTGCAGCCTCCGAAACGGTAGGTGTTGCATCTTTACCGCAGACTGAAATGCCGTCGCCGGTAAAGCCGTCGCCGGATTCACCGTCGCCGGTAAAATCGGCACCTAGTAATAACTCACACTTAGAAAATACTGATTATCAGCAAGAGGGAGATGCGCCCGAAGCTGATTTGAAAAGCGATGAAGACCCGAAGGCCGTGGCGCGGTCGTTCAAGCGTTGGTACGGCGATTGGCCCACCCGCAAGGTGGACAGCGCCTATGCTGCCGAAAAGGCGTGGTTTGCTCTGACGGCGGAGCAACGGGCCGAATGCATCGCGAAATCTCCGACCTACATCGAACGTGCCAACGCAGCGAAGGGCGTGAAGGTGCCGTATGCCGGGCCGTACCTGACCGGCAGGGATTGGGAAAAGCTCGAAGACCCGAAATCCGATATTGCTGTGCCGCAGGTGCATAACCCCTACACGCGGCCATGGCATGCCGGACGCTGCGCTGAACTGCTGCGGCCCATTGCGCAGACCATGCCGCAGCTTACGCCGTTCCAGCGCCAGATTGTTGAGAAAGGCGGCGCTGCGGCGGAAGCAGAGCTTGCAGACCGTCGCCGCAAGTACGGATGGCCGAAGGTCAACACGATGGATGAGCGGGCAGGGGATCGGAAAGGCGTCACTGTCAGCCCGCAGCTTCTCCGGGTTTCCGAAGCCTTTGACACGGTTCGCCGGGACAGCGAGCTGGCTTCGGCATGGAAGCGTTTCTTCGACAAGGCTGGGCTGCCACTGCCAGCGATGCCTACGGGCCTTGACTGGCTGTTCTTCCCGCCAGTGCCAGTAGACGTGACGGATTTGGATTTGGCGGTTTCCGAAGCTTGGGACGCCTTCGGACAGCAGATTAACGAGGGGCGCGAAAATGATGCAGCATAAGTTCGAGGATATCTCCCAGCATGTATCTTTGCGCGGTCTGCTAAAGCTGGATCGTATCGCTACAGAAGCCGCTCAAGTGGCAAGGGAACGCGAATCAGCCCGGATGGAAGTGGCGCTGGCGCATACTGATTCTAGTTGGATCATCGTGCAGGTTGCCTTCGGGCACGAAACCGCTGTGGAAAAAGAGATGCAGGACGCTGGTATTGAGGCGTGTGTTCCAATGCGTATGGGGCCGGAAAGGAAGCGCAACCGGAAGCGCATTCCACCGTCTTTGATGCCGGTCTTTAATGGGCTGGTGTTCGTATGGTGCCGCCGTATAGGGGAGGCAATGCGCGGTATTCTTAGCTTTGAACACGTTAGAAAGATCGTCATGAATGGCGAGAAAGCGGTAGCGTTCTCGACCGACGCTGTGAACAATTTCAAGAAGATGGCTGCGGACGGTGAGTATGACTGGGATCGAAATGCAGGAGTTTTCAACAAGGGCGATAAGGTTCGTCTGACGAGTGGGCCGTTCATTGGCTACGAGGTTCGCATTGAAGCTTTTGCGGGCGCTGGCAATGGTGACGCAGTCGTGAGCATCCCCATTTTTGGAAAGCCGGAGGTGTTTAACATGCCTCTTGTCATGCTCGAAAAAGTGTGAGTAAAAGATGCGCATGGTCGATCCGGTTCTTAGTGGCGGTTACGCTCGCGCCCGGACCCAACCCTGACAGTCTCACTTGAATGAGACACCGATTCAGGGCCGAAGCTACCGCTATGGAATTTTGAAAGGCGACCCTAATCCGGTCGCCTTTTTGCATTCTATAGGTTGGTCAACTGCGGGGTTCGGCTATGGCAGGCATCATCACCATAAAGTGGGCCGACCGAAACCTTGCTATGTACGGCAAGCGGCTGGAAAAGCTGAACCGGCAATTCCCGACCGTACTGCCACGCATCGTCAATCAGGTCGGCAATCGCTCGAAGACGATTGTCATTCGTGAACTGACGCAGCAGACAGGCTTGCCAAGGGCCGTCATCGTTCGTGCCATCGGCAATCCACTGGCAGCACGTCCCGGTCGCTACGCCTATGACATGATCACGCGGGGCGGTAACATTCGCCTCAAGTATCTACGGCCACGGGAAACGCCATCGGGTGTTGTCGCAAGACCATTCGGCAAGGCCACGCTCTATCCGGGTGCATTCCTTCGCGGCGGTCTGTTTCCAGACCGTAAGGACGTGCCGGACTTCAACGGTCATGCCTACTACCGTCTGAACAAGTCCGGCACGAAGATCACCTTTGCTCGGTCTGGTGTCTTCATCCCGGTAGAGATGACGAGTGGCGCGACGGTTGCTGCCTTCCAGCGCGTTGCCGCGCCGCTTCTGGATCAACGCGTCAGTGCTGTCTTGGACAAGCTGGTCCCGTAGCTTCGCAAACGGTCAAAAGTTATGCGGTCTAACCTGCTGTCCTGCTTCGAAAAACCGGGACGGTGGCTTGTCTGATGCCGGTTTGTGTCAAAATCGCAACACTCCCGTACCCCCCTCGGTTGGGTCCTTCCCCAAAAGAGGTCAACTAGCGGGTAAGCGCGACTGCGGGATTTCTCGCTTTGCAAAAAATTATAGGGGGATTCCCCCGCCTTTTCAGTGGAATCGGAATCAGATGGCAAAGAGCTATCCTGACGATCTTCGCATGCAGGTCATCGCCTACATTGACGAAGGCCATACAGTCCGCGAAGCCGCAGAGAAATTCGGCGTAAGCCCAAGCTTTGCAGCGAAATCGCACAAGAAACACGTCGATGCGGGCGAAACCGGCCCGATTGATGAGGCTGATACACCAGATGAGTTACCAGCGCCTGCCGACGATGGGGAAATATCGGGGCTTGAACTGGCCGACCTTCTTGGGGTTTCGAAGCGGGCTGTCTCTGATTTTGTCGAGCGTGGAATCGTGGTGAAGACAGAACGGAATCGCTACGACATGCGCCGTTCAATCCAGTTGTACTGCGAGCATCTTAGAACGATGGCGGCGGGCCGCAGCGGTGATGGTGCCGATGCTTTGACGACAGAGCGCGCACGTTTGGCTCGTGAGCAAGCTGACCAAACAGCGATGAAGAATGCGGCCATGCGTCGTGAGATGATTCCAATAACGGACGTGCGGCATGAATGGACTTCGATTGGTCGGCGTATTCGAAACGGCATCATGTCCGTTCCTTCGCGGTGTCGCCAGATGCTTCCGCACCTCACGACTTTTGATGTTGACGTGATCGACCGAGAACTCCGGTCGGCGCTTTCCGATCTGGGTGAACAGGACGATGACAGAAGCGTTGACGCTGCTGCGGAAAGCGTTGTGGGAGAGCCTGCAACCGCCGCCGAAATTGAGGCTATCGAAATGGATTGAAGAACACATCCACTTGCCTGAAGGCGTGTCATCGCTCACAGGCAAGGTTAGGCTCTGGCCTCCGCAGGTCGAAATTGCCGACGCGATTGGTAACTCTGCGATTGAGCGCGTGACGTTGGTCAAGCCGGTTCGCGTAGGCTTCACGACACTGCTGACCAGCGCCATGGCAAGCTTTTGCAGCAATGACCCAGCGCCGATCTTGTCACTGTTGCCAACCGAGTCTGACTGTCGGGATTATATGGTTTCCGATGTCGAGCCGGTTTTTGATGCCTCGCCGACATTGCAAGGCATCCTGTCGAGTGACGATAAGAAGGGTGGACGAAACACGCTGCTGTCCCGGCGCTTTCCGGGCGGCTTTCTGAAAGTCATCGCCGCCAAGTCACCGCGCAACCTTCGTCGCCATAACGTGCGCATCCTGTTTATGGATGAGGTCGATGGCATGACCAACACCAAGGAAGGTTCTGCACCCATTCTGGCAGAGCGCCGTACGCTTTCGTTCTCCGACCGCAAGATTGTGATGGGATCGACGCCAGTCTACGAGGCCACAAGTCATGTGCTGCGCGCCTATGAGCATTCGGACAAGCGCATCTATGAGGTGCCTTGCCCGGAGTGCGGACACTTCCACGAGATACAGTGGGCCGACATTCAGTGGCCGGAAGGCGAGCCGGAAAAAGCTTACTACGTCTGTGTAGAATGCGGCTCGGTCGTTGATGAGCGGCACAAGCCGGAGATGGTGACGAACGGTCGGTGGCGAGCGCTCAAGCCGGAAGTCAAAGACCATGCGGGCTTCCGTATGAATGCTCTGATTTCCCTGTTGCCGAATGCGTCCTGGGGGCGACTGGCAAAGGAATTTGTGTCGGTCAAAAACGATCCATCCACTTTGCAGACCTTCGTCAACACCATCCTTGCTCAAGGGTGGAAAGACGAGTCCGACGAGCTGGACGATATCGAGATCAGCGAGCGCGCCGAAGACTTCGGCTTCGAAGCAATCCCTGTCGAGGTTCTGATCATCACTGCTGGCGTGGATGTGCAGGATGACCGGCTGGAGGTGACATTCATCGGCTGGGATAAAGAGGGTGTTCCCTATGTCCTCGGCCATGAAGTCATCTGGGGTCGCTACGATGACACCGTGACGTGGGGCGAGCTGGACATTCTGCTGTCAACGCAATGGGATCATCCGTTGGGCGGTCGCATCAAGGTCGATGCGACATGCGTTGACAGCTCCGATGGCGAAACCATGGAAACGGTCTACCGCTTCGCCTTCCCTCGCTTTAACCGCAAGGTGTACGCGATCAAGGGCGCTGCGGGCAACCGGCCTTGGATCGAGCGCTCGAAAAGCACCGTAAAGGGCGGTCGCCTCTTCATCGTCGGTGTCGATGGCATCAAGAGCAACATCATGGGCAGGCTCACACGTCCAAGGTCCATGCGGTTCTCCAAAGACCTCGCCCCTGTCTGGTATGAACAGGTTGCGGGCGAGCGCATGGAAATCACCTACAAGCGCGGCCAGACGGTCCGGCAGTTCGTGCCGGTTCCCGGTCGCCGCCATGAAGCCCTTGACTGCACCGTTTACGCCTTCGCAGCCCGCCAGATGGTCAATGCCAACTGGGCGCACCGTGAAGGCGAACTATCAACGCCACCGGAAATGGTGCCGCCACCTTCCAAACCTCAAATCGCAACATCGGATTGGTTATAGCCATGGCCCTTATCGACGATCAAATCTCCGCGCTTGAAGAGGCTGTTGCCATGGGTGCGAAGAAAGTCACATTCCATTCCGGCGGAACACGCCGCGAAGTGGAATATCACTCCCTCAAGGATATGCGGGAAGCTTTGGCGAACCTGAAATCGCGTCAGTCCGGTGGCTCCCGTATGATCTTGGCGGCGCTCGATTGATGGGTATCGGGAACGTTCTTGACCGGACTATTGGTTACTTTGCCCCCGAAGCCGGGCTTCGACGGATTAAGAACCGCGCCGCAATCGACATCATGTCGCGCGGCTATGCAGGTGCCGAAACCAGCCGACTGAAAACCGGCAGGCGCGCGCCTTCGACATCAGCTGATGCGGAACTTGTCCGCGCCGGTCGCGATCTGCGCAACAGCATGCGTGATCTGGTTCGCAACAATCCGCATGCTGCCAAGGCCATTTCCGAATTGGTCAGCCACACTATCGGTGACGGGATTATCCCACGATCCAAAAACAAGAAGGCCATCGAGCTTTTCAAAAAGTGGCAGAAGGTCTGTGATGCTGACGGCGATCTTGATTTCTACGGCATGCAGACGCTGCTTGCTCGCGAAATGTTCGAAAGCGGCAATGGCATGGTTCGCCGTCGCCGTCGCCTGCTGGAAGACGGGCTACCAGTGCCGCTGCAATTGCAGGTACTGGAGGACGATCTTATCGACAGCAGCAAAGAAGGTGTGCTTTCGGGTGGCGGAAAAGTCATTCAGGGTATCGAATTCGATGCCCTTGGACGTAAGCGGTCTTACTGGATGTTTGGTTCTCATCCCGGCAACAGCTTCTTTGATCCGCAATCGTCTATCGTTTCCAAGCCGGTTCCTGCGTCCGATATCGCCCATATGTTCGAGAAGCAGAGAACGCAGGTTCGCGGCGCGCCTTGGGGCGTTCCCGCGATGGACGATATGTATGGCCTCGCCGTGTACGAAGAGTCCGAACAAATCCGCAAGCGTCTGGAGTCGTGCATTGTCGGCGTCATGACGGGCGGCGAAGATAATGACGTTCTGGGTACGCCGGTTGCCACGGACGAGGGCGGCAAGCCTCTTCCAGCCGGTATCTACGATGTTCACGGCCAGCGCGTCGAAAAGTTCTCGCCTGGCTCTTTCTATAACGCGGTCGGCGGGCGCGGGTTGACGTTCTCGCAACCTGCTGTGACTGACAGCTACGATCCCTACAAGGTTTCGCAGTTGCACACCATCGCGGCAGGCTGGCGCATGCCGTATTCCGTCCTGACGGGCCGATTGGACAAGGTGAATTATTCGTCCAGTAAGATCGGCCTTGAGCCTTTCCGTCGGTTAATCTCGGCCCTGCAATGGCAAGTCATCATTCCCATGATGTTGCAGCCGATATGGGATTGGTTCTGCGAGGCGGCATATTTTGCGGGCGAACTCGATACGCCGACCGTGGAAGTGGAATGGTCGCCGCCTCGCTTCTATTCCGCCGACCCACTGAAGGACGTTCTCGCACGTCGCGCAGAAGTTCGTTCCGGCTTCCGGTCGCTTTCGAGCGCCATCGCGGAAACGGGCGAAAACCCGGATGACGTGCTGGATGAAATCCAGTCCGACGCCAAGAAGCTCGATGATCGGAAACTGATCCTCGACAGTGACCCCCGGCGCATGTCGCAAGCTGGGCAGGTCCAGCAATCCGACGACAAGCCCGACGACGACAAGGACACCGACGATGACGAAACTTGAGGTTCGGAAAGCGCCCGCTAATCTGCCGATGCAGGTTCGCGGGCAGGGGCTTTCGGAAAGCAGGATTGATGAGGAAGCCCGCACCGTGACGCTGGTGTTTACCACCGGCGCTGCGGTGCGCAGGCTTCGTTATACCGGCTGGGACACCGCCAAGCCCTTTGATGAAATCCTAGTGGTTTCTGATCGGGCGCTCGACCTGTCTCGCATGAACCTTGGCGCGCCTGTCCTCGACAGCCATTCCAAGTGGTCAACGTTCTCGCAGATCGCGGTTGTCGAACGGGCTTGGATCGAAAAGGGCGAGGGGTGGGCAACCATCCGTTTTCCGAAAGTCGGGATCGACCAAAGCGCAGACCGCATGTTCGGCCTGGTGTCTGACAAGATCATCAAGAATGTTTCGGTTGGCTATTCCATCGATAAAATCCGGGTGGAAGAGCCACAGAAGAAAGGCGAGGTCGAAAAGATTTACGTCGAGCGCTGGACGCCAAACGAGATTTCTTTCGTGACCGTGCCAGCCGATCCGGGTGCGCAGGTTCGCGCCAATGAGGCGACCTTTCCACTGTCCATCATGGGTGCGTCTGATGCCTCCATCCGCGCTGCCCGCATGCGCATGGCCGAGGCTGCTCTAAGCCTCGCCTAAAACCATCCATCTACCATTTCAAAGTTCGCCACCTGCTTGCCACCGGGACGCAGGGCGACGGCGCTTGTCTGCCCGGTAATCTTAAAAAAGGAACTGCACACCATGAAAAAGGGTGCTTACTTTATTCTCGCCGCCGTCGCACTTGTTTGCTTCGGCCTTGCCTTCTCCATTCTCTCTGCTGACGTTTCCCATGCAGCTACGTTGATCGGTCCCGATAGCTTCATGCACCATGGCGGAAGCTATGTCTTCGAAGCCAATCTCGCGCTGTTGGCTGCTCGCAAGAAACTCGAAGACCTGACAACCCGCGCAAGCGCCAAGCGTGGCGAGCTGGTTGACGGCCTCTCCGAAGATGCGGCGCGCGCCATTGAAACGGATCACGCCTCGATCCTGAAAGACGTTGAGGAAACACGGGCCGAAGTGGCGCGGCTGGAAGCCGAAGAGCGCGCAAACCCATCTAATACACCAGTGGAAACTGACCCCCGCGCAGCCGCTCGTGAGGCCGTCAACGAAGAGCGCAACCGCGTCCGTAGCATCGAAGAGCTTTCAGCAAGAGCGGGCTTCGTTGATTTCGGTCGCCAGCACGCATTGTCTGGCACGGCGCTGGAATCCTTCCGCTCGCAGCTGCTCGAACACATGGTGACCAATGAGCGCCAGACGCCCACCGATAGCCGGGTGCGGGTGCAGGTTGGTCAGGATGAGCGTGACACGCAACGTTCTGCACAGATCGAAGCATTGGCCTACGGCCTCGGCGCTCCGGTTCCACAGGCTGGCCCTTCCGCCGCTGCACGTTCGCACATGGGTAAAGGTTTGATCGACCTTGCCGCTGAAAGTGTGAACTTCGCGGGCCGTCGCATGCTCAACGCCCGTGACATCGACGACATCTTCACGCGCGCTTCGCACACGACTTCGGATTTCTCCACGATCTTCGAAGGTGCCGTAAACCGCACCCTTGAACAGCGTTATGCGCTGGCGCAACCAACCTTCAAGCGGTTTGCCCGCAAGAAGAACTTCCGCGACTTCCGTCCTGATACGACCGTCAAGGTTGGTGACTTCCCGATGCTGAAAAAGGTTCTGGAAGGTGGCGAAATCAAATACGGCACCTTCGGCGAAGGCAAAGAGGCAGTGCGCGCTTTCAGCTACGCCATCGCGCTCACGATCAGCCGTCAGATGTTGATCAACGATGACCTGGGAGCGATCTCCGAACTGCTCACCAGCTATGGCGCTTCGGTTGCTCTGTTCGAAGAAGTGACCTTCTACACGGACGCGTACAACGGTAAGCTTGCAGACGGAAAAACTGTCTTCCACGCGGATCACAACAACATCGGCGTTGCTGCTGGCCTGACTGTTGATTCTGTAGGTGCTGGCCGCAGATCGATGGGCTTGCAAAAGTCTGTTGATGACAAACCATTGTTGGCTAACCCGGCTCGCATCATGCTCGTTGGCCCGAACCAGCTGACCGATGCGGAGAAGCTGTTGGCCTCCATCACACCAGCGACTATCTCCACCGTCAACATCTTCTCCGGTAAGTTCGAGCTAGTCGAAACTTCGCAGATCCCGGACAACTCTTGGAGCCTCCATGCCGACCCGGCTGCTGGCTCCAATTATCGCTGGGGTTACCTTGAAGGCTACGAAGCTCCGCGCGTCCGTATGGACGAGCCATTCGGGCGTCAGGGCTTCAGCATGTCCGTCGAACACGACTTCGGTTGCGGCGCGACGGACTTCCGTTTTGGCTTCCGTAACCCCGGCCCGGCGCAGCAGCAGTAACGGCGAGCCGCATCAACGGGTGGGCCTCGTGTCCATCTCTCTCTCACTTCGTTCATAAGGGACAAGATCATGGCGAAGAATTTCAAGCAGCCGGGCAAGATACTGGACATTCCAGCACCGGCAGATGTCAAATCCGGCGATGGCGTTCTTATCGGAAAGCTGTTCGGTGTAGCGCAGACCACTGTAAAGCAGGGTGAAATGGTGGCAATCGACCGTGAAGGCGTTTGGGACCTGCCAAAGACTGAAGCGCAGGCTTGGGCCATTGGCGATATCGTCTACTGGACCGGCACGGAAGTTTCCACGACCGCGAGCGGCAACACGAAGATTGGTTACGCTACTGCGGTCGCTGCCAATCCGACGAAGCGCGGCGACGTGGTTCTTAGCCCGTAACATGGTGGATTGGCGCAAACTGGAAGCTGCCGTTGACCGGAAGGTTGGCGGCGCTTTTGGCGAGCGTGTCCGTCTGTCGTTTATGAAAAGCGGCAAGGCCGACCCGGATCGCCCGCAGACCATCGTTCGATGCGAAGCCCTTTGCGTTGGCGGTGATGAAATCTCGAATTTGGGCGGCGGACGTTCCGGCCAGTTTCAAACCCGGCTTGCCTCTGGTGAGGCTGAACTGTTCTTGGATCGTGCGACCTATGACGGTCCACCGCTGCAATCGGGCGACTCCGTCCGTGCAATGGATCGTACCGGCGAGCCGGTCTGGGAAGTCGCCAACGTGACCGACCGGCACAGCAACCTCATTGCCATTAGATTGAGAGAGAAATAGCCATGTCGCTTGTTCGTATCGCCTTGCGCATTTGCGCCGTGGAAGCCCTGAAAGGGAATACGCTTGTCGGTGCCAACGTGCTGGATAGCGAAATCGGCGCGCTCGATGCCGCAAGTGATGGCACGTTGCGGACGGCAAAAGACAAGCCATTCATCTCGATCTACGCCGACGATGGCAAGGTGTTGACCGGGCTTGAACTTCGGTCGCTGACAAGAAGCGGGCTTGTCGATCTTGTGTTCGAAGCCGGGATTGCCACGCCGCATACAATCACCGATCCGAACACAGATGAGACAGTGATTTACGAGGGCGTCCCGGCAACCGACGCTAACTTTGAATTTCACCTCGATCTGACCATGCGGCAAATTGCCGATGTGCTGGCCGACCCCGAAAACGAGTGGGCCGAAATATTCAGGCGGCTTGTCCTGAAATATGAAAAGTCCCAGCGCGCACGGGTGAGCGGCGACACGCAGGGCGTTCGCCTTGCTGCCCACCAACTGAAACTGACTGTCGAGGCGGTGGCCGATCCGGTCAGGGGTGACGATCTGAAAGAGGGTTCCGCCATGGCGGCATTCTTCGCCAAGTGCGAAAGCGACCTCGTGTCCACCTCCCCGGATATAGCGAAAAAGATCGAACTTATGCGGGCGCAGATTTCCGGCTCTGACCAAGAGTTGACAGCGGCCATGCGCCGGTTTGGCATGATCTACAGTGAGGCAGATGCCATGCTGTTGACGCCTGCGGATGGGATGGCACCATGAGGGGCATCGTTGATCATATTGAGCAAATGGGCTTTCGGATTGCCGAACTGGAACGGCGCGACCGCAACCGTCGCCGCAAGGGCAAGATTGCCGAGATCAGCGACGACAAGAGCAAGTACCGTGTCGAGTTGTCGCGCCAAGGTGAAAAGCCCTACGTGACGCCATGGATCAAGGCGCGGACGCTGTCTGCCGGTGGCGTGAAGGTCGATGTCCTCTACAGCGTCGGCGAACAGGTGGATGTGGTTTCCGAAAGCGGCGACCTCGCAGACGCCCAAATCGATTTCTCGACCTACAGCGACGACAACGCCCGCGAAAACAGCGACACGCCGTTTCACATCAAGATTGGAGATACCGTGATTGAGGCCAGCGGCGGGCTTGTGAAAGTGACCGCTGCCAATGTCACTGTCGAGTCTGAAAAGGTCATCGTTCAAGCTGGCAACGTGCAGCTGGGCGGCGAGGGCGGCAAGAAGGTGGCGCGGATCGGCGACCTCGTCCACGTTCAAAGCGGCTCTTCTTCCGGCAAGTGGCCGATTGTCGAAGGCTCCGACACTGTCTTTGCCATAGATTAGAGGCTCCCATGAAAATCTATTCTGTTCGCACCGGCTGCGAGATTGCCGGGCGCTGGCGTGTGGCTGGCGAAAAAATCCCATTGTCTGCCGATGAGGCGCGCGAACTTGCGCCGCCCTTTGGCGAGGTCGTTTCTGAATTCAAGGAAGAGGGCGTAGGCCATGCCAAGCTCAACAGGCGTCAACGCCGTAACCGGCGCGCCTCTGACTGATTGGGAGCACACGCAACAGTCTATCCGCAAGATACTGTTGACGCCCATCGGGACACGCGTCATGCGCCGCGACTTTGGTTCTGAAATCCCTGATCTGATCGACGCCAAGATGAACCGGCGCAATGTGCTTGCGCTCTACTCTGCGGCGGCAACTGCCATTGCAAAATGGGAGCCGCGCTACCGAATGCGGTTTGGACAGGTCAGCCGGGCAGAAGCGACCGGCCAAATCGAACTTGCCATTCACGGCACATATTTCCCCCTCGGCCATCGCGGCGATTACTCGGTTTCGGAAACGCAATCTGTCCGGGTCGTGGTCGCTCCATAAGAGGTAACTCCCTTGATCACTGACAGCGTTTTAAACCAGCTTCCACCGCCACAAGTGGTGGAACAGCTGGATTACGAAATCCTGCTTGCCCGCCAGAGCGACAAGTTCAAAGCGCTCTGGTCTGCCGTGCGGGCTGCAAACCCTGACGCGAACCTGCCTGACTATGATGTGGCGATGCTGGAAACGGACCCGCCCGTTATCGTCAATGAGGCCGAAAGCTACCGCGAACTTTTGATGCGCCAGCGCGTCAACGAAGCGGCGGTCGCAAGGCTTCTTGCTTTCGCAACGTTTGGAAACCTCGATCACCTTGCCGCCTTCTATGACGTGGTGCGCATGGCAGGCGAAAAAGATGACCGCCTGAAGCGGCGCGTCATCCTCGCCATTCAGGGCCGCTCTCCGGGCGGTACGGAAGCCCGCTACGCATCCATCGCCATGGATGCCGATATCCGGGTGCGTGACGCCATTGTTTACACGGTCGGGCGAAGCCCGGTCATCAACGTGGCGATCTTCTCCGATGCTGCGGATGGGGTGGCGGATGCGGCATTGATATCTGCGGTCAACGCTGCTTTGCAGGCCGGTGACAAGCGCATGGTCAATGACACGATCATTGTCAGAACGGCTGTGCGCCGGGTTATCGATCTGGTCGCGAATGTCTGGCTTTTGCCTGACACATCGACCGGCCTGCTTTCCACGATGGAAACGACGTTGCGCGATGCCTGGGCGAAAACGCAATCCCTTGGCCGCGACTTCACCGAAAGATGGTGGACGGCACGGCTGATGCTGGAAGGCGTCCACAAGGTCGAACCTGTCACGCCTGTTGGTGACGTGATTGTCCCTCCTGATGAGGCGTTGGCAATCGGCGCTGTAACTCTCAACTTCAAGGGCCGGGCCTTCTGATGACCAATAGCTTGCTTCCTGCCAGTTCCGACCTGTTTGAAAAGGCTCTGGAAGCATCACTTGCGGACAGGTGGCCTTTCTTCTCTGATGCTGTGGCCGCGATAAACTATGACAAGCTTTCGCCGCCATCATCATTCCTGCCGTTTGTCATTTGGGAATTCGGGCTCGGCGAGCTGACGCCCTACGTGCCAAACCTGTACGACCTTCTGCAAGAGGGCATTCAGTGGCAACGGGTGCGCGGCACATTTCTGGCCGTCCAGCGCGGTCTGGCGTGGATCGGTTACACTGCGACGGTTGAGCAGGCATGGCACGGTCGCACCTGGTGGAATAGCTACCAGCTGCGCTTTGACCGACTGCCCGATAATGACGATCCCGATCTTGAGCGGATCGAAGGTATCACCACGCTGTCAGTGCCGAAGCGGTCGCAACTTCGCCGCGGGGTTTTCCAGTACGATATCCCCGCGGCTGTTTGTGACTGGACACGTCTCGACGCCTGTCACCTTGATCGGGAAAGCGGCATCACGGCCACGCCTGCGAACACGCTTTGGTCGTTCGGTCGAACAACCGAAATCCCGCACTTGCTGACAAAGGCCGAAGGCGAGGCACTTGGCATCTGGATTGATCCACCCGCAGAAGAGGCCTTGAAGTGGGCGGACATGCATTTCCTTTGGGTAACGGCTTCGTTCCCATGGGCCGCAAGCGCTACGGTGCAGCGCCAAAATCTGATGGCCGCATCCTTTCTTGGTCGTTCCGCCTACGCTGTCCTGAAGGATGATGCTGGGGCAATTATCGGCTACCGGCGATGCAGGGCAATTCGCCCGGTCGAAGCTGCTTTCGATGGCACCTATCGTTTTGGCGCTGAAACCTACTCCCCATCGCCAGCCCCTCGCATGGTCTACATCGAGGCGATGACCAATTTCAACGACGCCGAAATGGTCACTGCCAAATCGGTTTCATTGCTGGTTGATCCTGTCCGCTCGGCGGGTGTTGCGCCGGGCAAGCTCTGGCTCAATCCCGGCGATTTGTCCGGCGGCGTTACGGTTAGCGCCACCGACATCTCCCTTCCGCTGCGCGCCACCGTGCGCGAGCAATTCAAGTTTCTTGTGAGGTTCTAAATGGCTTTTGAGCACGAAAGCGGCCTGCCGCATGCCTATGACCGGTCTGTTGGGAAATCCGAACAGCAAGGCTTGGTTTTCTACGGCGAACAGCATTTTCTGCAAGGGCCGGAATTGAATGAGGTGCAGACGATTGCCCGCGCCCGTCACAACCGGCTTGGCCGTCTGGTCGCAAAAGACGGCGACCGCATCGAGCGGGCTGAGGCCGTTGTTGATATCGAGGCAAAGACTGTCACCCTGACGGCGGGCAGTATCTATGTGGCCGGTGATGTCTTCCCGGTTGGCGAGGCGGTATTGACAAATGTTGCCATGGTTGGCCGCGTCGATATCGGTGTGCGCCTGCGCAAGTCCTACATCACGCATGAGCAGGATGCGTCCCTGCTTGGTATCGTTCCCGGCTCGGAAGCCGAAGGCGAGCCGGGTGCAGCGCGTGAGATTGCTTCGATAGCGTGGGCCAAGGCTAATGATAACGGCCAAGGTGACTTCTATGCCGTATACACGTTGCAGGACGGCACCATCATCGACCAGCGCGGACCATCACTTCTGGAACCGGCCATGCAGGCTCTCGCCGAATATGACCGCGCTCACGGCCATTATGTCGTTTCCGGTTGCCGAGTAACTGCCCTCGGCGCGAATGCCGGTGCGCAGGCGTTTACCATCGAACAGGGCGAAGCCAATATTTCCGGCTTCAAGCGCACTCGTTACGCCGCTCTTCGTTTGACGGAAACGCAGGAATGGGATGAATTCGCCATTCCCGGTGAAACCGATACCTATCCGGGCGGCGCGTCCTACACCTTCGAGGTCGATCAATTCCCGATTGGCGTCATCAACTCGATCCTGCTGACCAAGGAGCGCACCGTCAATGTCACGCGCGGGGCTGTTGCCAACGGGCAGGACGCATTACCGGATAGCTCGATTACCGAAATCAAATCGGTTTCGCAGAGCGGTACGACCTTCACGACCTACCTTCGCACCGGCAATAACGTGGACTGGGGACCGGCTGGCGCGGAACCGGCTGCTGGCTCAACCTATTCCGTGACCTACCGGTATCGTGCTGCCGTGCAGGCTACGGCCTACACCGATAAAACGATCACGGTATCTGGCGGTGCAGCTGGCGGCGATATCATCACGGCCTATACAGCCAAGATGCCGCGCATTGATCGCATCGGACTGCGCAGGGATGGTTCGCCCGTCTATATCAGGGGCGTATCGGCGCGCTCCAATCCAGTGCCGCCAATCGTACCTGGTGACGTGTTGCCGCTCGCAACCGTCGCCAACGACTGGATGACGAAACCTATTGTCGAAAACGATGCGGTACGCTCGATCCCCTACTCGGAAATCTGGCGCTACTTTAATCGCATCGTTGACCATGAGCGGCTTATCCAGCTTGAGCGTCTGAAAAGCGGGATTGATTCCCGTGAGCCTGTCGCCAAGAAGGGTGTCTTCGTTGATCCCTTCACTGACGACAGCTACCGCGATGCAGGGACGGCGCAGACTGCTGCCATTGGCCTTGGTGTATTCCAGCTGGCGATTACGCCAACGTTCTTCTACGCCAACCTGACGGCACCCGTCATGCTTGACTACGTAGAAGAGGTTATCGCCTCGCAGGAATTGAAAACAGCCTGCGAGCTGATCAATCCTTATGCCAACTTCTCGCCGCTTCCGGGCAGCATGAAGCTGACGCCTGCGGTTGATTTCTGGACCGTACAGCAAACCGAATGGCTGTCGGCGCAGACGATCAACATGAATATGGGGATGACATTCGGTGGGCCGCTGCAAACTACGTCTGTGGCAGAACAGCTTGTAGACCAACGCTCCGAACAGGCAGAGTTTCTGCGCGTCATCCCGGTGGCGTTTGAAATCGACGGCTTCGGTGCTGGCGAAATCCTCGACAGCCTGACCTTTGACGGCATCAACGTGAAGCCTGCGGGCCAGCAGCAAGCGAACGCCAACGGCAAGATCACTGGCACGTTCAATATCCCGGCCAATGTCACGGCGGGAACGAAGCCAGTCTTTGCAAAGGGCAGAGGCACGACCGAAGCCAACGCCATGTTCACTGGTGAGGGTAAAATCGAAACCGATGTCATGCGGCGCGTCACGACCATTCAGACGTGGACGCAAATGCAGATCGTTAACAACTGGAATAACAGTGGTGGCGGCGGAGGCGGGAGCGACAGCGGTGGCCACGGTGGTAGCGACCCAGACCCACAAGCGCAAATGTTCGGCGTTTCGGAACCCCGGCAGATTGTCGGCGTCGATTTTCATCTCTGCAAAATCGGCGACCGCGCCCATGGTTTGCTGGTCGAACAGGTCACGACCGATAACGGCTATCCGACTGTGGACGTGCAGGCCCAAACCTACATTCCTATGGTCGGCGCTGTCGTTGGTTGGAAGCCTGCGCGGTATCGTTTGCCCGTCACCACGCTGCCCGACCGCCGCTCGGCTTTCGTTATCAAGACAGATGATAATGAGCATTCGGTCAGTTTGGCGAAACTCGGTGGTTTTGATGCGGACCTGCAAAAGCATGTGTCGTCACATCCTTACGTGATTGGCCCGCGCTTTTCATCGGTCAATGCCATCACATGGACTGCGCATCAGGACGAGGCTTTGTCCTTCCGACTGGTCGCAGCCAAATACACGGCAACCACCAAGACGGTAAACCTCGGCACGATCAACCTGGTCCAATGCTCGGACCTGCAAATCCGTGCGGCGGTCGATCTGCCAAGTGCGGAATGCTCGGTTGTGTTCGAGATACAGCGTCCCAACGGCACGATCTACCGCCTATCGCCCTTCCAAGTCTTGCAGCTGACGGAATACCTCACGGAAACCGTCACGCTTCGGGCCGTGCTGAAGGGAACGGAAAAGCTATCGCCGATCCTGTTTTCGCCGGTGGAAATCATCGCCGGAAAAATCGCGACGGAAGCCACCTACATCACACGAGCCATGTCACTCGGCGCAGCCGTGCGTCTGACCTCGTACCTGAAAACCTACATGCCTTCCGGTTCAACCTTTGCCATGGCTTTCTCCATTGCAGGGCAGGCATGGACCAACCTTCCCTTGAAGGCGACTGCCGCCCTGGCATTCCCGCTCTGGACGGAGAAGACCTACGAGGCCACCAACCTGACGGGTGACAACGTGCGTCTGAAAATAACGGCGACGGGCGGTCCTGCTGCCCGCGTCATGGCTGGTGACTTTGGCGCTGGCATTTTTTGAGGATAGAAAATGAGCAATACGCCAAATCTTAACATCCCGATGCCTGACCCAAGTGCTGATGTGGACGATGAGTTCTATCGTCTGCAACAGGCTTGGATGCTTGTCGATGCAGCCCTGTACCAGCTAATAGTTGCTGTGGCCGGTAAATCCAATGCCGGTCACACACACGCTATCGACCAGATCAACGGCCTTGTTTCGGCGCTCCAAAACAAGATGGACGCCAGCAAGACATTCAAGATCGGCGATCTAACCGATGTTGTTGGCGCTGCTGATGCACAGCTGAATTACGTTCTGTCGAAAAACATCGACGGCAAGTTCACCTTTGCGTCTGCGCTCAGTTTGCTCGGCAACCATGAGCATACGATTGCGCAGGTGCAGGGTCTGACGGATGCGCTGAATGCGCGCCTCTCCAAGTCGGGTGGGATCATGTCCAACTACCCCGTACTTGGTTTCGATTATGCGCAGCTTTGGTTCGGCTATGGCGCGACGGGTACAGGCTGGCGCGTAATCAAAGACACTGCGGAAGGTTCCGTGGGTAATCTGGTCTTTCAGTGGTCCAACGACCGGTGGAATAATTCGTACAATACGGTCATGTATATGGCTCCCGATGGTCAGGTGCGTTTCAATAATAAACTGCAGGCTTTAGGCGGTATGGACGCGCTCGGGCCTGTGAATGTAGCCTCTGAGCTTTACGTAAAAGGGGCGGTAGAGGTTGGGGGTATGACCGGCCAAGCGGGTTTCGCGGTCGTGGATTTCCACACGTCTGCGGCAGTGAGAGACTATAACTGCCGAATAATCTGCGACAGCAATGCCAACGATGGTAACGGCCTCGGGACCATGAATATCCTTGCTGGGAACTTCATGTGGAACGGCAACCGCCTTATCAGCATGTGGGACAAAGCCACCGCCGGAGATATCAAGAACGGTGTCGCTGACAAGTTCCCGGATGCTGCGGCTGTTAAAGCCGCTCTGGCTCCATTCACCAGCGGACAGCAGACGATCACCATGGGATCGACGGTATCGGTTGCGCATGGATTAGGTGTAATCCCAAGCATCGTCCAATTTGATTTGATCTGTGTCACGGCTGAGCTTGGCTGGGCAGCTGGACAAGTGACACAAGTCCCGTCTGGTATCATAGGCGTATCGAGCGTGACCCCCGGAGGATACGGCGTGGGAATGGAGAAAACGTCCACAAACATTATCGCTCGTTTCCCGTACAGCGCTATTCAGGTGCCGGACAAAGCGCAAAACAGCGGTGCCAGCGGAAACATTACACCTGCCAACTGGCGGCTAATCGTGAGGGCTTCACCATGACGCAGAGATTTTACGTAGACCAAGATGGAGAATACCTCGGTAGTTACGATGACGCGGATGGCGATATGCCGGAAGAGTTCGTCGGCGCTACCGAAGTTGCCCAAAAGCCGCTCCCGCCTTCTGCACCACGCTTCTTTGTGGACCAAGCCGGAAAATATCTCGGCAGTTATGACGGGCCGGACGAGAGTATTCCTGATTTCCTCGCCCAGGGAATTCAGGTCGCCACTGCACCGGAAGATGCGCGGCAGGTCTGGAAGGATGGGGCTTGGTTGCCATTTGATCTTCCTGAGCCAATCAGCGTGGTTTATGCGGTCGATCTGTGGAGCCGCCTAACTGATGATGAAGCCTTGCAGGTTGGGGCGGCAATGGAAGGGCAGTCTTTTCGGATGCAGAACATTTTCCGGGCCGCGAACTCATATCGCAGCGACCATGAACTTTGGTCCCTGCTTTTCTATATCGCGAGCAGTCTCTTCGGAGAGGACCGGGCGAAAGCTATTCTCGCACCTTCAGAGACGGCGCGAGAATAGCCTTCAACCACGCGAAAGAGCGCTCTTTATAGAGCGCTTTATAGACCGTGTCGCGCGTTTCAGCTGGCACTGAATAACAAGTCGAAGGGGCATATCGGTTTGCTTAATGATGAGATTGATCCAATCTCGCTGCCACTGTTCAAGCAACTGATTGTCCCCGTCATATCTGGACAGCGCGCTCCCAAATGCCACTCGGTTGTCGGAGGAAAAGGCTGATCGAGCGGCGTCATCCGCCTCGCGCCTGTCGTTGACAGAGCTTTCTAGGACTAGGAGTATTTTAGTTCTGCCGCGTCTGGTTTTATCGATGACGGAGAGGAACTGGGTGGCTTCCTTTTCCATGAGTTCGAAAACTGCTTTGGCCGTTATGCCGGGGGTTCGTGCCCTGCTTTGGGACAGCTCCCGGTAATATACAAAATGTAGAAAATCCTCCGTGCGAAGTGCTTCGCGCAGCCTGTCAAAGCGTCTCACCATTTCCGTGTGGGTTCTAGGGTCTGATGCTGGGTCTGAGTGTACGTGGAACGTGCGAGGATAAAGTTTGTATGCTGGCACCGAGCGCCCCACGGGAGGGTGGTAGACTATTTCGTAGCTCCCACTCTCGGAAACAGTGCTGAAGTCTTCCACGACAATCTGTGTAACTGCTGATAGCCCATCATCAACGTTTAGCAGCCAGTCGAACGGATAAGACGCGCGCCTGAGGCCAGCCACCTTCATCATGGTCGCAGCATTACATGCCGAACCTAGAGATATGTACTGATGCTGCATGCTCTGTCTCAACCTCCAAAAAATTGAGGCGGACATAACCACAAGCTGTAGTTCTGCACAATTCAAAAGTCGGAAATACACCCCGGCGACTGTTCCCGGAAACTGGGTAAAGTCGATCATTCAAGAAATCGCCTCGCAGTTGATGCGCGGTTCGATGCCTACCCGGCGTTAGCGCCACTTCCTTCCATCGTTGTCTATTTCAAAGGAGTCCATTCAATGGCCGACCTAGCCTATGCTCATGGCGTGTCACTTAACGAAAGCGCGGTAACCCCGTCGCTTCTTCGCATCCAACGTCAGGGCATCACGTTCGTCAATGGCACTGCGCCTGACGCGGACCCAGCCACATTCTCGCTCAACATGCCCAAACTCGTTACGTCTGTGTCGCAGGCCGCGCTGCTGGGTGCTGCCGGTACGTTGCTCGACGATGTGACGACTGTTTTCAATGAAGGCGGTTCGTGGTGCATCATTAACCGCGTTGAGACCAGCGCCGACGCTGCAATCCAGCAAGCCAACCTGATCGGCGATCCTGTTGCCCGTACCGGCCTCTACGCCGCTTTGCGCGCCAAGGCCCTGACCAGCTATCAGCCGCGTGTCATCATCACTGCTGGCAATACCGGCGCATGGGTAGAGAACGGCGTTGTATCGATCTCGCTGTCTGCTGAAGGTTCGAAGCTGACCGAAGCGCCAGTCGTGACTGCGACGGGCGGCGGCGCTGATGCAGGCAAAGTTCTGCCGACGCTTGAAGCCGTCATGGGAACCGGCGTCGATGCCGATAAGGTTGTTTCCGTCCGCGTCGTGACGCCCGGCAAGAAGATGTCTCAACCGCCGGTCATCACGTTCACAGGTGGCGGCGCAGATGCAGCCAAGGTTCTGCCCGCTGCGACCGCGAATGTCGGAGATGTGGCAAACCCGTTTGTGTCGGCGCTGAATGCCATAACCCCAAAAATTCGCGCCCGCGCCTATATCAGCGGTCCGAACACCACCAGTGAAGAGGCCTTGCGCTTCCGTCGCACGATCAGCGGTGGCCGCATCCTGATCATCGATCCGAAGGTGCTGAAGAACGTCAACGGAGTTCCGGTCACAAGGCCGGTTGCGCCGGTGTTTGCTGGGGTACGGTCGCGTGTTGTGGCTTCTGACGAGGGTGTGTCCGGCTCGGTTTCGAACAAGCCCATTCGCACCATTGACGGTGTGGCGCGCACCATCATGTACCCGGATGACGGCAATTACCTGAACGAAAATCAGGTATCGACCATCATCAATGAACGTGGTGGCTTCCGTACCTGGGGTAGCCGTCTGGCTATCGATGATCCGCTTTGGCAGTTCGACAGCGTTCGCGCCACTGCCGACATGATCAACGAAGCGCTGGAAGACGTTTACTTCCAGTATGTGGATCGCAAGTTCACAAAGGCCAACATGAAGATGATGATCGAGGACGGCAACGCTGCTCTTCGCGTCTTCAAGAACAACGACGACATCCTTGGTGGCCGCTGCTGGTTCCCGGTTCTCAATGATCCGACGCTGATGGCAAACGGCAAACTCTTCCTGGAAGTCGAGTTTGAGCCGGTCGGCATCATGGAGCAAATCCACATCACCACTCACCGCAACATTCTCTATTACCGGCTTCTGCTGGACGAGGTGAATGGTGCCATTGAAACCGGCCCGCTTTCGGTTGCCGCATAAGGAGTAGCCAGACATGGCAGAGAAGTCTTTACCGCGTGGTATTCTGCGCGATTGCATGCTTTGGGCCGACCGTGAAAGCAAGCTCGGCCAGATTGCCGACATCACGTTGCCTGTACCGGAGTCCAAGCGCGAGACGATGCGCAACGCCGGTATGATCAAAGAGCGTAACGTCCACATGGGCTATAACGCTCTGGAAATGGGCTTCAAGATGCCGGGCCTTGACCCGCAAATCCTTAAGCTGTTCGGTCTGAAGCCCGGTGTTGATACGCCGTTCCTGATTACCGGCGCGACGGTTGATGAAGATGGCACCACTCACAGTGCTGTCGTTTCCATTCGTGGCAAGATGTACAAGCCCGACCCCGGCACATGGAAGGGCGGCGACCTCGCTGAAAACGACTACGCGGTAGACGTGAATTACTACAAGCTCGAAATCGACGGTGAAGAAATCTACGAAATGGATGACTTCGATTTCAAGGTTGGGGGTGTTTCGCAGTACGGCGACATCCGCAACGCGCTGCTGCTGTAATCGACAGCCTCAAGAAGCGGGGTTGCTCTCTGGTGAGATTAGCCCCGCCATCTTTTTCGTTTGCGTGGCGACAACCTCTCCTTCAGGCGACCCCGCCTATGCCTTGCAAACTTTCCTGACGAGTTGACCACAGCGCGCAATCGCCCGGTCGCGTCTGTTCCTAAAAATGATCCAATCACAGCGCTGACGCCCCGCGCGCGCTTTTCACCCATTGAGGTTTTCCATGTCTGAAACTGTAACTGTTAGTCTCGCCAAGCCCGTAACCCACGATGACAAGACGATCACGGAATTGACTTTCCGCGAGCCGACCGTGGGCGATCTTATCATCGGTGACAGCTTCACCGGCCAGCTGTCCAAGATGACAGCCATTCTTGCCTCGATCTCTGACACGACGCTTCCGACGTTCAAGAAGATCGGCGCGAAGGACTTCCAGAACATCGTCTCGGCAACTGCTGGCCTCTTGGGAAACGACAAGAAGGACAAGAAGCCAACGACTGGCGCTTGATCGCGCTTTTCGTTTCGAACCTTCACTCCACATCGCTCGATGCAATAGAGCGCTGGTCGCCTGACAAGCTGCTGGCCTATTTCCATAAGGCCTGCGAGCTTCGAAAAATCATGGGGCAATAAATGTCTGTCGTGCAAAGCACCCTGCGCATCTCCCTTCTGGAAGATGTCGTCGCCAAATCAGCACCGATTTTCCGCACTCTGGACCGTCTACAAAACCAGCAGATGAAAGCCTTTGCGCCGATGCGCGGGCTGATCGGGCAGGCTGTCGCGCTGGGAGCCGGCTACCTCGGCGCGACCGAAGGTATCTCGGCCACGGCTGGCGCTGCCATCGAATTCGAAACCGCTTTCGCCGATGTGAAAAAGGTTGTCGAGGCGTCGGACGAACAGTTCGAAAACATGCGCCGCAGCATTCGGCGCATGTCTGGCGAAATCCCGCTGGCTGCAACCGATATCGCTGCCCTGTTTGCGGCGGCTGGCGAGTCCGGTATCGCGACACAGGATCTACAAAGTTTCGCAGAGATGGCCGCGCGCGTCGGTGTTGCCTTCGACATGACGGCTGCTGATGCCGGTGAAAGCCTTGCCAAGCTGAAAACGCAGCTGGGTTTGACGGTTGCCGAAACCGGCGACATGACAGACGCCATCAACCACCTTTCGAACAATATGGCTTCGAAGGCGAAGGATGTTACCGAATTCATGCTGCGCGTCGGCGCTATCGGTGAAATGAGCGGCTTTGCCAAAGAAGACGTTGCGGCCATGGGTAGCGCCATGATCTCGGCAGGTTCGGACGCCAGCACCGCTGGAACGGCAATGAAGAACGTCATCCGCGCTCTGGCAAGGGGTGACTTTGCCAAGAAATCGCAGAAAGACGCCGCCAAGGCGCTCGGCCTGCATCTGCCGTCCATCGCCAAGGATATGCAGAAAGACGCCAAAGGAACCATGCGCAAGGTGCTGACGGCCATTGCCAAGGCACCGAAGCATCAACAGACCTCGCTCTTGTCGGAATTCTTCGGTGACGAGGCCAGCGCCTTCATGCCGTTGGTGGGCAATATCAAGCTGCTCGATGACGCGCTTGCCAGTGTGTCCGACCGAACGAAGTATTCCGGCTCTGCCTTCAATGAATATGTCCAGCGCGCCGCTACAACGGGCAACGTTCTCGAACTGCTGGGAAACAAGATATCCAACGTCTTTTCGGAAATGGGTGACGACATGTTGCCCGCCATCCGTGAGGGCGCAGCGGGTATCGGTTACGTCATCGATACGCTGGGCAACCGCGTGACGATCTTCGATCAGATTTCAGCGTCCATGAAAGGCTTCATGCAGGGGTTTGGCTATGATGGTGGCGTTCGTGAGTTGACGGAAGATATCGGCGATCTGTTGTTCGGAAAAATCGACCCGAACGCCGCAGACCGTATCGGCAGTATCTTCATGCAAGCCAAGGAATGGGGCGCATCGATCCGCGAACTAAGCGATGCGGTTGAGAATAACCCTATTGCGAAATTCCTGGGGGAAATGTCCGGCTTTGGCTTCAAGCTGTTTGCTTACGGTATGGGGATCGCGTTTCTCGCTGGAACGGTTCGTAAGCTGGCCGGGGCGATGATGTTGCTTTCCGGGGCGAGTACCGCTGTATCGGTGATTAAAGCGCTTGGGGCTTTGAGTGATTTTCCCGGCCTCGGTGGCGACGGAGGGAAGGGTAATTCCAAATCCTCGAAGGGTGGCACGAACGTTCCTGAAGTGTTGCCATGGTTGGCTGGCGCTGCGCAGTGGCTTAAGGGTTTCGGCTCGCAGGCGGCACTTGGTTTGTCCGTCCAAAGTTTGGGCGACACTCCCGGCGACACGTTTGAGGAACAGGTCGCAAACCAAAAGAAATACCGTGAGGGATTGCTACGCTTTCTCGGTATGGATGATCCGCTTACAGCGGCTGATCCGCAGGCGGGCTTGCCTTCAAGGGTTGCAGCGCAAACAGCAATGGATGGCGCAAGGCAGGCCCGAGCAAACGGGTTTGGCGGCACGACAGACACCCTGCCGGGTAAGACAGCAGACGATATCGTTACGGCGCGTATCGATGCTGGGTCTATCTCTGAAATGATCCGGCCAAGCGGGACGCAAGATGTCCGTGTCACCAACACTCAACCCGTGAGTGTGACTGTCCACGCGCCGATCAGCATTACCGGCGTGTCCGACCCGGCCGCTGCTGGAAGTGCAGCAGCTGCGCAGCTTGGGCAGGAAGTCCAAAGAGCAACTGAAAGCTCGTTTAGCGATTAGGAAAAATCATGTCCGGTAACACGTCAATGATGCTCGGCGGCTTTGCCTTCGAGGCGCATGGCTTTGGCTATCAAGGTGTCAAGCGAACTGTGAACACGCCGTGGACCGAAGTGGCCGTGGCGCAAACCCTCAATCCGCAGCAATGGACAGGGCCGACCTCGGATGAAGTCAACATTCAGGGCGTCTTGTTTCCTGAAGAATTTGGCGGGCAAGCGCAACTGGATGGCCTGATTGCCGCCTCGCTTGCGGGTACGCCAATGATGTTGGTAACGGGCGATGCGGCTGAAGGCGTGATCCACGGCACGTTCACGGTGCAGGGGGTCGATGAAGATCGATCTTTTATCAATGCGCGCGGAGCTGCGGCGCGGAACGCCTATTCGATCAAGCTGAAACGGCAGGCCGATACCGCTGGTCTTTCCAGCGGCAGCATCATCGACCGCGCTACCAGCTTCCTTTCTGACCTGTTCCGGTGATTGCCATGTCCAATACCTACGTCACCCGGCAGGGTGAAACCGTCGATCTCGCATGTCTTGCGCATTATGGCCGCACGGCGAAAGTCGTCGAGGCTGTGATTGAATCCAATCCCGGCCTTGCCGCGCTGGGTGTGGTGCTGCCGATCGGCACCACAATCATCATGCCCATCATCGCGTCCACATCAACCGAGCGCCGTCTTGTGAGCCTTTGGGATTAGTCATGCACCCACGCGTCGAAATTACCATTGATGGAACGCCGGTCGCCGGTGGGTTCTATGAGCGTCTTAAATCCGTGACCGTGACCGACAAGGAAGGTCTGAAATCGGACACGGTCGATCTGGAATTGAACGATGGCCCGCCAAACTTCCTAGCGTTGCCACGAACCGGGGCCATTATCGAAGTCCGCATGGGCTATGGCTCCAACCTTTCTTCTCTCGGCACCTTCACAGCCGACAAGATCAGCGGCGCTTGCCTGCCCTTCGGCCTGTCGATTTCCGGCAAGGCCGTGGACTTCCGAAGCGGCAAGCTGAAGGAACGGCAGGAACGGGCATGGGACAAAACCTCGCTCGGCGATATCGTCTCACAGATCGCCAGCGAAAGCGACCTGACGCCCGCTGTGGATTCCGACCTGGCTAAGTTCGTTTATGAGTGGGTCGGGCAGCAAGATGAAAGCAATCTGCATTTTCTGCGGCGGTTGGCGCAGCGTCACAACGGGCTGTTTTCCATCAAGCACGGTCGCTTGCTGTTTTCCAAGTTGGGTTCCGGCAAGGCGTCCAGTGGGGCCAACATCGGCAGTGTGATCGTGACGCCCGAAATGGTGCAGCTGGGTTCGCTGAAATTCGATCACGGCGACCGGACGAAATATAACAAGGTCGTTGCCTACTATCAGGACAGCGACAAGGCGCAGCGGGTTGAGATTGAGGCGGATGGCGATGCGGACGGCGATAGCGTCTACCGCATTCCAGAACCGTTCTCGTCGCCGGATGAAGCGGACAAAGCTGCACAATCAAAAGCCAAAAGCCTGAAGCGCGGCGAGGCAACCACTTTCGTCACGGTTCTAGGCGATACCAGCATTTGTGCCGGTGCACCGTTGCTTTACGCGGGCATCCGTCCCGGCCTCGATGGTGTCCCTTACGTGATCGATACAGCGGCGCATAAGTATGTCGCGAAAGGAACCTTCACCACGGACATTTCAGCCAAGTTGTATGACGGCAAGTCATCGTCTGAAGGTGACGGCGATGGCGAAAGCGGTTCTGGAAGTGGCAGCGGTTCCGGTTCGGGTTCCGGCAATGGATCGAATGGCGGTGGCAAGGTCGCGCCCAACAGTGCACCTGGTACACCGGCGACCCCTGCGCATTTCCTGACGCCTCGGCTTGGCCGGACAGACGAAAACTAGACTGAAATAACCCCTCAAAATCAGGAGTGAAAATGCTCGTCCAGAATTGGCGGCAAGTGCTGAAACGCGCTTGGTCTGTCCGCCTCATGATTATTGCCGCCATCCTGTCAGGCCTGGAAGTTGCGCTTCCGCTGATCGATGGCGTTGTCGAAATCCCTCCCGGCGTGTTCGCTGCTCTCTCTGGCCTCACGGTGGCCGGAGCTTTCACCGCGCGCCTTCTTGTCCAGAAAGGTGTCTCCAGTGCCGATAAACAAAATCACGTCGAGTAAGCGCGGCAAGGCCGCTATTGTAGCGGTGCTGGCTGGTATCTCTGCCGGTGCTTATTCCACCTATGACCGGTATGCGACAGCAGCCAAAATGGACGCTGCGGTTATTCTTTCGGTTGAGAAGGCAATTATCCCATGGGAAGGGTTGATGCTGAAATCGCATTGGGACCCCTTCGCCAAAATATGGGACATTTGCTACGGCGAAACAAAGGGCATCGGCCCCGGCATGACAAAGACGCGCGCTGAATGCAAAGACATGCTCTTGCGGCGCGTCCATGACGATTACTATCAGTCGATCATCGTCTGCTCTCCCAACCTCCTGAAGTCGCCAGTTAGCGTCCGCGCCTCCATGATTTCCGGTTCCTACAATTTCGGGGTCGGGGCATGGTGCCGATCCACTGCCAAAGCCCGGATTGAAGCGGGTCAGTGGCGCGCGGCATGCGAAGCGCAGACCGCATTCAATCGGGCCGGTGGGCAGATCGTGCGCGGTCTGGTCAATCGTCGTGAGATGGGAGACGCGCAACGCGTTGGCGAGGCCGAACTGTGTGTGAGCGGCCTATGAGCTTCCTTCTCCCCACCTCCATCATCGGGCGCGCCATAACCATCGTCCTCATCGTCTTGTCGGCCTACGGCGGCTTTCGCTGGTGGCTTTCATCGCACGATGCGGCGTTGCTCGAAGGTTACGTTCTCAAGCAGGAACGCGACACGCTTCAATCCCTACTCGACGAGAAAGAGCGACAGCGAAATGCTGCCGCTCAATCGCTGGAAGAATACCGCAAGCGCTCGATAGCCGACGCGCTCACGCAGCAAACGCTCGAAGCCCAACTTGAACAGGCAATCAAAGATGACAACCAAAACATGGATGACGGTGATTACCGTTGGGGTGATGCTGATCGCCTCTGGCTGTGCAAGCAAAGAGGCGCGCCTGATTGCGGCGGCTGACACACGTGGCCGGACGCAGGCGGGCGTAAGCCTTCCCGATCTTCCCGACGAATGCCGTCAGAAGATGGCGCGGGTCGTCCCGCAATACGGAACCGAGAAACCAAGAAACACGCAGCTGCGATGGGAATTCGCTGCGGATTTCGTGGATCGGCGCACAGGTCGATGTGCGGGATTTTATGACGGCGTCAAGACGCGCTTCGGCGCAAAGGGTTAGCGGGTATGGGCAAGGTCAAGGCAATGGCGCAGGGAACTGATGACATGGGAAATGGCACTCAGGTAGATAGGAGTTACGCCGATGCCGTCACGGCGCAGCTGGGCGAGCGGGTTACGAACCTCAATCGCCGTCAGAGTGATCTGGAGACTGAGATGCGCGCCGGTTTCAAGCAGGTTGAGAACGGCATGGCGTCCATCGCCAACGAGATGCGGGCGTCCAATGCAACTCTATCTTCCAGCCTTGCCGAACGAAGTCGAACGCAGTGGCCCGTTGTTTGGTCTGCTGCTGGCGTGTCGTTCACCATCTTGGCGGCACTAGGTGCGTTTGTTTACGGGACGCTTAGCAAAGACCAGTCGCGTCTTGATGTTGCCATTTTGAAAAATGGCGAGGTTATGCAGGCATCCATTTCGAAACTCGCCGATACCACGCAGCAAAGCATCGTGACGATGACTGAGCGCATGGTGACCCGGCAGGAAATGGAATATCGGCAGGCGCGGGGTGCTGAAGATCGGACGCGGATGGAAGCCACCATTAAGGAAATCCGTGACGCACAAGTGCCTCGCGCCGAACTGGATCGGGTATTCGCAAATTACGATCAACGCTTCATTGATTTGCAACGCCAGACCGATGAGCAGAAGCGACAGTCTGGTGAGGTTTACGGAGCGCGCGACGTGATCTTGGATATGCGCCAACGGCTGGACAGGGTTGAGCGGGAAGGCGGAGGCCCTAAGGAATAATTCGTCACTAAACCGAGTTGGTACTTGTAACGCGAAAGGCCGCTTGGAGAGATCCGAACGGCCTTTTCAGCCTTGAGATTAAGGCACCATCACTTCGGTTACGCAGCTTTCATCGCGAAAGGAGGTCGTATGCTTCCCATGTCTCGTACCGAACTTGAGAGACCCCATCTTTTTCCCCATTCCCCATTGGCCCAGCAAGTTCCTTGAACTTGGGGAGCCCGATAAGATGAGGCAGAAGGTGCGTTTGATCTTCGGTGCCGATATGAGTTATCCCAAGCCCAGCAGACGCCGCGATGAGCTCTTCGGCATTATCGAAGCTTGGTGTTTGACCCTGCAGTCCAACGATTGTAATTTTCAAGCTATGTGTCTCCATGTTGTTGATCGACAATTTTGGGGGATTTGGCCCCGCATCCTTTAGTCTTAGATTTGGGGTTCTGCCGTGGGAAGCTTTCATGGCGTCGTGATATTCTTCGATTAGTTTAGCCGCCTCTCTGGCGGTATCAATGTAGCCGGTATGCGGCACTACGCGCTTAAGTATCCAACTTGCGTGGCCCGCAGCCCAAAGCCACTTGCCACCCATCACGATTTGCAGCCTACCGATTATGTCAGGGCCATCCCATCCACTATAATCTTCATGGCCTTCGCCCGGCCACGTCTCTTTCCATTTATACCGAGGCTTGTATTGGTCTGTCATGGCAGTGGACTGGTGCATCGAATGCTTGCATTCAGACTTGCTGCAATGTGGTGAGAAAATTCTTCAGCTCAAGTAGGGAGGGCGATCCAATATCAAACAGACCCCTTCGTGTTGCCCAGCCTACCCCGTTACAAAGCGGGGCTGAAATGGAAGCTAATAGCGCTTGGGCGCGTCGTTTGTCGAGATGGTCAACCGATCCTCCCTTCTCGCCAGACGAAACAAGATACTCGTGGGCAGCGTTGAGGACGGGATGATCTTGAAGTGTGCCGAGCGCGAGCGTCTCTAAGCTTCCAGTTTCAGCGCCGCTCGGCATTAGAAACAGTCCGTTATGTCGGCCATCGTTTCGGGACGCGAATGCAGCTGGCTCTGGCACCGGCTCGCCCGCACCATTGAAAAGCTTTGCACACTCAGCTTTACATTTTGCTAGATTGTCATCGACATCGCGGATGACAGCATAACGTCTGATTTTTCCATTTGTAAAAGTAGGAGCTTTCAGCATCGCTTGTAACAAACTGGCGAAGTTGTCTTTGCCCTCTGCAACACACACTCCAACATTCTCGGGCAGGGCACCTATCGAGGTGAGAACCTCGTCTAGAAAAAAGCCGTCATCGCTTCCCTCAACAAGAATAACTGTTTCGACGTCGAGCCGAGATTTTCCAACTGACCGTGTAAAAAACTTCCCCGCTACCGCCATTATCTTATCTCGATGTCATAATTTTCGGCAGATGATAGCTCGTCGATATCGTAGTGCACTACCGCGTGTCGTTCCGACGATTTTTCTAACCTGATGTATTGAAAGTCCTTAGAGCGTCCGGCCTGTTTCACCCCAAGCGCAGCACTGTGTATGCACTCACGAGAGTGGGTGGTTGCAAATATCTGGCAGTTTTCATCAGCGGCAGCGCGGGAGATGATCTTCCAGGCTTCGGTGACTACTGAGTAGTGAATTGCCGCATCTATCTCATCCAAAAAAACGACGCCATTTGCACAACGAACAATGGCACAAAGCGTGTGAAGAAGATTTTGAAAGCCGTCACCCATGTACTGAACTGGTAGCATTTTACCATCCAGCATTTGGGCATAAACTTGCACCTCTTCTCCATCCTGCAATGTCATAAACGTTTCTAGGTCCGAGTGAAGCAGCCGCATGTATCCTACTACTTCCCTCAGCCGCTTAGACTTAACCAAGGTAGAGATCATTTGAGCCAATTGCTTGGCGTCGGCGCGTGTGGACGTACTCACGTACTCTCCTAGAGGCACCTCCGAATTGTCTGTCTGCTTCATTATGCCAGTCAGACCTGCGGGTGCGGCCATCGTAAAGAAGCGCTCGATTGGCGTGGTCCCACCGTCTGCGGTAACGGATATATGGAGGCCTTTCTGCGTCGAAAAAATACTATCGGTTCCAAACTGACCTGCGAGGCCAAGCCCTAGTGAGTTGCTTTCCACCGGAACGGAAATGTCGTCAGGCTTGAGTTCGTAGGCCATGTCCATTCTTAACCGGCTATGTGGTGTGTTCCACTCTACACAAGCGTGCGGCAGCTTTTCTTCGTGCAGAAATTGGAGCGGATCGATTGGGGACGAAGTTGCGAACCGACGAAACATCAACGGCTTGATCAGCGAAGCTGGGTTGCGACGATCTAAAAGGAAAAAGAGTATCTCAAGCATGGCAGTCTTACCCACGCCGTTGAAGCCGCCGAAAATATTTATTCGTTTAAATTTTGGAATTGTAATTTCGCGGAAACTACGGAAGTTTTCGACTTTGACAGATTGGAAATAGAATTTAGTTGACATAGAATTGCGCTCGCCTGTTTTGCAAATGCGTATCACGTTGCGTGCAATTTGCAACTGAGGTTAGAAGAATGCCTCCGGTAAAAGAGTGTTTTAGATGAATGCGGTGGAGCAGCTTGTCAGAGCGATAATTCAGGCTAATAGCCCAGCTCACACAATAGCAGAAGACGAGTTCCTTGCGATTGTACGCAGTCATGGGTTTCAGCTTTGTGGTGCGCAGCCAGTTGGATGGGCGGCACAGACCAATGTCGAAGCTGTCTGCCGAGGTTGCGGGGTGATAGGAATCGGCTCTACCCAAGGTGAGGTCGTGTATGACGGTGAAACGTGGCTCAACGCCGATAAGCCGTTGTACTGCTCAATCTGAACAGAAAACACTCGGCGCTTCCTATATGCTTCCTTTAGGAAATATCCTCAGAGCTAGATAACGCTGGAACCCCTGCGAAATATGGCGCACCATTAATGACATAAAAGCGAACCCCGAGCAATTCTGGAGTTTTTCTATTAATAAACAATCGCTTAACGAGGACGCACGAATACGAAAAGCCGTTACACTCAAAGCTGCCGGTCACACACATGCGTCGATAGCCGAGGCCCTGGATGTGTCTTTATCGACCGTGAAACGGTATACCCGAACGGTCAGAGGATCGTAGTGATGATGTAGATGCGTCTTCTACTGGAGCCAAATACAGCATTGAGGCGTTAAATCATTCGTTTATCTGTAATTTAGCTGCTACGGAAGCACGTTATTGATCCAGCGTGCCCCTGCGCCGTGGGAAGACGTTCCCTTCGTTACTTCGATATTTAGATCGCGAAGACAAAGCTCGATTTTTGCTAGTGTCTCCAAGTTAATCGACTTCAATTCTCCCCGCTCAAACAACGCAATAAATTTTCGGCCGACCTGAGCTTGCTCGGCCAATTTGTCCTGGGAAAGGTCGGCCAGCCCCCGCGCAGCGCGAAAGGCTTGTCCTTCAAACGGGTCTGTCGTCAGTGGTGACCTCCATCTAATTCCAGCACCGTGACCCTCTCCCGGATCAACAAATTCAACTCCGTGTACCTCGTAATAAGCCTTTACTGCCAAGGCCGCGCTCGGCAGTCGTTGCCGCGTGCCGTTCTCCAAAGTGATCAGAAATCGGCTAGATAGCTTGCACGACGTCTCCACGTGGCTTTGGCTATAACCAAGCAAAAAGCGAGCAGCTCGCAAAAGGGCCGGAAGTGATTGCATTCCTTCAGAAAATCGCTGGAGCTTGAAATGTCAACATAGTCTCATTCTCGATCCTTTTTATGAGTTTTCGATCTTTTTCTTTGCATTTCGACCGCGAATCGGTGCTCTTGGTCGCATGGAAGGCGAATCGTGAGGACATTCAATGATCGAAACACTCTTCAAGTCTGAACCAAAAACTCCTTGGAACGCTCCGTTGGATGGTAAAGGCAAGCAATCGGCTTTGGCTTTCGCGTCCCGTTGGGCTGACTCAATAGGCCAAGTACCGGCTAGAGTTTCTTCGCTGCCGTTTGCGTGGGGAGAAATGCAATGACAGCACCCGACAAAGCGGCTGATCGAACCGAATTGACTGATCTGGCCACTAAATTGCGAGACCTAGCATTTGCGCTTGATGAACTGAATTCTGTCGGAGCCGAGGGAATCGAGGCTAGTGTCTCTATTTCCGAATGGACGTATGCGAAGCGGGTGGTGCCTGTCCTCGTAGGTAAGATGATGGGCCACCCTTTGATCAAAAACGGCAATATCGGCGCAACGACAGAGATTTTTTATATTGATCCGGTCGCTGGTTTGGCACGTTCTTTCAATAGGTGGTACCGACTGGGGCCCGCCTTGTCCGATCAATCGGTGCTGCAATGAGCGAGAGGCATGGTTATCGGGTCGACGAGTTCGTCGATGCTTTGCGATCAGTGGCAGAAGCCCAGCGAGAACTCAATCGTTTGCTTAGAAAAAGTCCTCAACGTCTGCGTAGCAGACGAGGCAGGGAATTGTTGGATAAAAGCCCACATGAATTCCTTGCATATTGTGCTCTAGTCCGCATTTTAAAGCGGCAATATGAGTTTCTCTCGAAGGCTGGCGGTGTCCTTATTGTACGAGTGCCGAGGCATTGGCCATTGGACGATTTCGAAGCCTTGGCAGACATCTGTTTCGGGACAGTGAAAAATAGGGACACACTTGATTTCAGCGTATGCTGTCACGGCCCCAAGAACCGAAAGGGAAAATGGGAATTCCAGCCGCAACGATACCTCTCCGCACCAAGAACGGTCGTATTCGTCCCGAACGGGACCGAGCTGCATCCGGAATTCGAGACGGCGGCGGACTGGACAGTCGACCTGGAGGTTTTCGATGGCCGATGTGTTGCTAGTCTTTGTAGGTTTCTGGGAAATGGAGAGCTTTCTGACGATGACAGGGAATTCCTTCAGCATCAGGACGTCGGCCTGATCGACAGTACATTCCGTCGCGGTAGGTTAGCAGAACGGGCTATCGGGCGGCTTAGGAAACTCGCATCGCAAGCGGCTAACAACAAACAAATCGTTCCTTTGTCGTCATTTGGTGCTGCGGGCGAATGGGCACAGCGCCTGAAGCGCGATCTTGCGCTTTGGAGGGAAGGAGTTCTCCACTGGAGCGAGGTCGACAAAGGAATTCTGCTCTATGGACCTCCTGGAACCGGCAAGACGACATTTGCGAAATCGTTAGCCGTCGAGTGCGATGCCCACTTTATCGCGTCCTCACTCGGTCAATGGCAGAGTTCAGGGCACATGGGCGACCTGCTCAAAGCGATGTACGCGACTTTTGCGGAGGCAAAGGCGTCTGCTCCCTCGATTTTGTTGGTGGACGAGTTCGATTCTTTTGGACATCGGGCAAAGCTTTCCGGTGACAATGCGCAGTACACGTTGGAAGTCATCAACGCGATGCTTGAAGCAGTGGACGGCGCTACCGGCCGTGAAGGTGTAATCATCGTGGCGGCGAGCAATCTTCCTGAGAGAATTGACCCGGCTTTCCTTCGTCCCGGGCGTCTGGAAAGACACATCGAGTTGTCGAAGCCGGATATCGCAGGGCGAGAGGCAATACTTACAAACTATTTGCCCGAATTCTCTGGGAACGGTGCCTTGAAAGAGGTCGCGAGGAACTTGAACGGCAAAAGCGGTGCCGATCTTGAGTACATCGCCCGTCAAGTCCGGCAGCGTGCACGAGACGAAAGCCGACCACTTAAGATCGCAGACCTTGTCGAATTGGTGCCGGTCTTCACTCCATTAAAGCCAAATGAATTATGGCGAATATGCCTTCACGAAGCAGGCCACGCCGTTCTCGCGAAGGTTTTCGACATCGGACTTATCACCTCGGTCGAAATCTACACGGATGACCATCGCGCCGACCAGGACGATGACGTTCACGGTCGAACAATGATATTCGCCCCGCAGGTCACATTGCACACCGAGAGTTCCTATCGTGCGGAGATCGCCATGAAGCTTGCTGGTCTTGCGGCCGAGGAAGTCTTCATCGGAGACCGATCAACGGCTTCCGGCGGCCTGGAGAAAGGCGACCTTGTCGAAGCAACCGAATTGGCGGTCCGGATGGTTGGTATGTTCGGAATGGGCAACACATTGCACGTCTTGCCGGTCCGTTTCCTCGACACCAAAGATGCAGCACTGTTTCAAAAATATCCGTTCATTCAGCAAGAGATCGATGACATTTTGCAGTCCGCATTGAAAGAAGCACGTAAAACCCTTGCAGAACATAAGGATGTCGTCCTCTCTTTGGCCGAAACTCTGAGACAGAAGCGCAATGTCTCCGGGCATGAGTTGGACGATCTCCTCCGTCCCCTGACTTCCGGCATCCCTCGTACAGTTTTCACCGGGGACCATGACCTAAACCACGCCCCCTGA